ACAATCAACCAACTGGATCCGTCCACCATACGCCAAGGAAGAAAGCGCCAGTGCTCAGATGCGTAAACGCAAACATGCACTGGACGCTGCCGAGGAACGGGCAAACAAACAGCCGGGCGATATCTTTGAGGACTTTGAACAGATGTTTAAGGAGTTGGCGTGAGAGATAAAATCATCATTTCCATACTGGTTATCGCCATTGCATATTGCATTGGCGCCATGCTGGTAATTGCGGAGCTAACTACAGCTAACGGACTGGCCGTGTTGGCATTGATAGCCACATGCTCGGTAATCGTTGTTAATCAGCTTTGCCGGGCAATGGGCTCGCGCCGCAGGAGGTCCGGACGATGAAGGGGCAGTTTAGAGTTATTAATTCCCGGATATCGCTTGAGGAAGCCATTCAGGAACTGCGAAACAAGTGGGAGCAGGATAAGTGGTTAATGATTCAAACCACAACTGAAAAACAGCGCAGCCAACTGCAAAACAATTCGCTTCACCTATGGCTGCAAATGGTGGCTGACGAGCTAAACCGTCAAGGGTTCGATGTTCGTCAGGTATTGGAAATGTCAAAGCGGCAGGAAATAACCTGGACAGCAGCCGCTGTAAAGGAGCACCTATGGAGGCCTGTACAGCAAGCCTACAACGGCAAAAAATCCACCACGCAAGCCAGTACCTCTGATTACCCGGCAATCTACGACATTCTGAATAAAACACTGGCTGAGAAAATGGGGGTTTTCGTTCCGTGGCCTTGTAAAGAAAACATGGGGAGTGCGGCGTAATGAAAAGTAAAAAACTCCGTAATTCAGCCAGAGGTCAGGATTGTCAGGTTCGTATACCAGGTATATGTAATTTTAGACCTGAAACAACAGTGCTGGCTCACGTTGGCAGCATTTCCGGCATGGGTATGAAATCGATTGATACCGAGGCTGCGTTTTGCTGCAGCGCTTGTCATGACGCTATAGACGGACGGATTAAAACTGAATTTAACCGCCTTGAATTAAAGCTAATGGCTAAAGAGGGCGCAGAGCGCACCAGGGCAATATGGTTAGAGCAGGGGCTGATGAAAATCGCATGATAAAACTCGAATTACCGTACCCGCCAACTGTAAACCATTACTACGGTCAAAAACCAAGAGGCGGCAGATACATTAAGCCGGAAGGCAAAGCGTTTAGGGTGGAAGTCCTAGCAATAGCTATGCAAAACAAGGCGTGCAATTACGTAACTGATGATATTGAAGTTGATATTGAGGTTTACACGCCTGATAAGCGAAAGCGTGACCTGGATAACATCAACAAGGCTTTGCTTGATGCGCTTGAAGCGGCCGGTGTATTTAAAGATGACAGTCAGATAGTGAAGTTGACCAGCACTAAGCGCAAGCCTGTTAAAGGCGGCAAGGTGGTTGTCAGAATCCACAAAAAGAAAGCGGCTTAGCCGTGCGCTAGAGGTGAAACAATGGCTCATCCAATAAAAGAGTTAGCGAAATTGACAGCGAAATCAAAACAAATTGACGGCATGGGTTTCAGTGGTGAAGCACCAGACAATTTGGAGGTAGCGGCAATGCTGGCGATGGCTAATCCAGATACTGGTAAAAAACTCAACCGGCACGCATACTATTTAGCCAGGTTTATCTATGCTGACGATAAATATTCAGGCGTGCAGGTTAAGTCTGGCGTACTCAGCATAATGGTGAAATCAGATTTAAAAATTCCAGAGGTTGGATTGTGGAGGCTAATTAATTGCGCCGTTAAAGAAATTCGCTCACCGGTAATGCGGTTAAACCGTGAAACGGGTGAAATGGAAATAAGACCGACCAGTAAACGCGAGATATGCCGCCGCCTTGGCATTAAAAACGGCCGGCTGCCAACAAACATCGATGAGGCATACAGCGCAATACTGCAGCAGCTGTTTGAGTGGAACAGCGAGGCGCTACGCCATATTAGTGCGACCATGGATGATGAGGCGGCGTAAAATAAATTGAAATTATTTTATTATTTGTATTGACAAATAATAACAGGAGGCGTATATTTAAACCATACCAAGACGGTATACCGACTCAGCGGAACTGAGATTAAGAGGAAATTAAAAATGCTTACCAAATTTCAAAAAGACAACCACGATTTTTGCTCAGAAGTTGAGTTCTTGATTGGCGATAAGATCGAGAAGGCCGGTGGAGAGTTTGGCGACTGTCAACATCATATTGAATCAAACAACACTATTGTATTTAAATTTCAAAACCGCTATTTGGCGTGGAAAAATGGCGTAGTTGTGACGGGTTATACTGGTGGCGGAAACATTGTTAATGTTGGTTATGATTCTGATGACTTTTTAGCTATGCCAGAAATGGCGGCGGCGTCTTTTGTGATGACAATGCTAGGCATACATCCTGATTCAGAAACATCAGAACAAGTAAACAAAGATTTTTTAGCTAAAAAATGAGGGTTTCTAAGGATTGGCTCGGGGGTTCTCCCCGAGTCACCATTTCCCGCAATGGTGATCTAGCGGTATTAAAGTTGTTGGGTGTTCGTAAAAAAACGGGCACAAAACGCCTAGAAAACTCAAGTCAATGTGAAACCATCGCGAAAAATATTGTTGAGTTGCCGGTCAAGAATACCTCATTAATCTTGAAAACAGCATTAAGTATGGCAGGGTCAGCGAAAGGTTGCTGGGTATGGGATTCGTGTGATATTGGCGTTGCTCGGCTTCATAACAAATTAGCGATCACGGATGGTGAATTTAATGACGATATTGGATTCTAGTGAAATGAACAAACAACACCACAACGCAGGCCGCAGGCATGCGGCTAAACCCGAATCAGAAAAAGCGACAGCCACTATACAAATGCGTTGTCATCCTGAAGATAAAGCGCTAATTATTCGCAATTTAAAACACGGTGAAACCATAGCCAGTTTTATGCTGGGCCTAGCTGTCGAAGAGGCAGAGAAACGCCAGCAAAAAGGTTGACTCCCCGGCGCATTTATCATAAGATTTTCCCATACTCGCAGAAGTACACCCAAAGCCCCAAGGTTTACGCCTCGGGGCTTTTTTATGCCCGAAGGAAAGCCATGTTTCAGCTCAGCGAAAGAAGTCAGCGCCATTTAGACGGCGTTAACCCTGAACTGGTTGAAGTAGTCAAGCTCGCCATCCAATTGACCAAGGTGGATTTTGGTGTACCTGTCACGGGTGGTTACCGCACTCCTGAGCAGCAAAAGGCGCTGTTTGATGCTGGTAAATCTCAGCGTGACGGTTATCAAAATAAATCACACCATCAAACCGGTAACGCGGTTGACGTATTTGCCTATGTGGACGGCAAAGCCAGTTACGATATGGGTGATTTAGCCCAGGTGGCAGCGGCCATGCTTGAAGCCGGTCACCGGTTAGGCGTCAGTATTCGCTGGGGTGGTCTCTGGAAGTCTTTCGTAGACGGCCCGCACTTTGAGTTAGCAGAATGAACCGGGAAAGCGTCGGCGGCGGCTCATCAGATATAAACGATGGCTTGTGGGATTGATAATGAACTGGCTAACCACACTTGCATCACCAATCACGGCAATCGTTAATGGCGTATCCGGCTTTGTGTCAAAGAAACAGGAAATCACCGCCAATAAAGAACGGGCGGTTGCAAAGCTTAAGCAGTCAAAGCAAGAAGGCCAGCAGCATATCATTCTGACCGATGCAGAAGGCGAAGCAATGCTTGCCAATGGCTTGGCCGGCAGTTGGAAAGATGAGTACGTCACCATCGTTATCACATTCCCAATTGTGCTGATTATGCTTGGCACGTTGTATTTTGCATTCACCCAGGATGACAGAATGCTGCAGGCAGGCGTTGAGTCAATTAAAGCGCTTGAATCTGCCGGGGTCGATATGGGCTTTCTCATGGAGGCTGTTGTTCTGGCTGCTATCAGCCTGAAAATATGGCGAAAATCTTAAACTAATTATCAATAACATAACTGTATGTATATCCAGTAAAGTGCAAGTGTGTGAACAATTGAGACATATCATGCACGTAATACAGCAGAATATTAATGACGACCAATCAATGATCGATAAAGCCAGCGCGACAACTTACATCAGCGGGGCAATGACGGCATGGTGGGGGTTTGTCACTTCACAAGAGTTCGGAATATTTTTCGGTATTTTTATCGGTAGCGCCACTTACCTTCTAACGTGGTGGTACAAACAGAAAGACCTGGCATTTAAACGCGCTGACGAACGCCGCAAACAGGAGTTGCACGATGCAACTATGCAGGCCATGGCAAATAGCGCTCCGGAAAACATGAAAGAAGAATAAAAGTGATCGTCATCTTTGGCCGTAGTAATCATTGGATTTCTCGGTTGGTAAGATGGCGCACAAGGTCAGATTGGTCCCATGTCGGAATTGTTGATCTTAACCGAGTGTTAGAGTCAAAAGGTCCGATAGGCGTACAGTTTACCCCGATCAGCGAATTCATAGCGCGTTACACTCACACCGAGATACGTTGTCTCCCTGGCAGCATAGAAAAAGCAAAATCAAAACTCGGTGCTCCATTCGATAGGCGTGGGCTGAAAGGGTTATTTTTTAAATTAAAAAACACTCACGATAAAAAAGCGTGGTTCTGCTCTGAGTTAGTCGCATACGCATCTGATGAAATACACGATGATGACGCACACTTAGTAACACCAGAGCGTATTTATAGGTTAAGCACAAGGTTACCGAAATGAACACTGAACTTACTAACAATCAAGTTTTCGGCGGTCAGCGTGACTTGGGGTTTCGGTTTGAGTCCAACGGCGGCACGGCAACGCTGCAGTTTCAAAAGTCTGACGGTAGTTGGGTAAACGAAAGCGGTACAGACCAATCAACAGCGGACATGCTGTTTCGACTGGACTTGTTCACTGACCAGAAATATCGCTGGGTAATTACTGGCAGCGCGAAAATGTACAGAGAGCCGAAGTAACCACTATGTCAAACCTGTCCGAGTTAAGACCCACACCTAACGATGAGTTGGTAAAAATGCTTGAGTCGTTAGTGGAGCGGGCAAAGTCGGGCGAAATGCAATCAGCTGCGGTATGTATCGTAAACAGTGATTGCAGTGTGGGGAATTGTTTTGTCGGCTCATATTTCCCTACCGCCTTAATCGGTGAATTAAGAGTGTTGGAGCGCGATATAATCGATGTTTGCGTAGATACTCGCCGTAAGCCGTTGTGGGAGTATTGCGAGTAATGGCTGGGTTACGAAAACAACAGTTGTTATTTGTCAAAGAATACGTTGTTGACCTGAATGGCACACAAGCCGCCATTCGAGCAGGTTACAGCGAAAAGACAGCTCAAGAGCAGGCTTCACGTCTGTTATCAAATGTTAAGGTTCAGCAGGCTATAGCTAAAGAACAAAACAAACGCCTTGAACGCACGGAAGTAAGTGCCGATTACGTTCTTAAACGCCTGGTTGAAATTGATGAAATGGACGTCTGCGACATTCTAAGTGATGACCTTTCTTCGTTTAAGCCGCTAAGTCAGTGGCCAAAGGTCTGGCGGCGTACAATCAGTGGCCTGGATTTAACTGAGTTGTTCAGCGGGCGCGGTGATGAGAAGGAAATGACCGGCATTCTCAAAAAGATTAAATGGCCGGATAAAGTGAAAAACCTTGAATTGCTTGGTAAGCATATTGATATCCAGGCATTCAAAGAGAAGCGCGAACTGGAAGGTGAGTTAACCGTAAATAACCTGATTGCGGAAATCTCGTCAGGCAATGGTGAGAACAGGGCGGTTTTGCCTAAACATTCAAAATAAATGAATGTGTATTCATTTTTATTGGAAATATACGGGCGAAATACAAATAAATCTGGATATTGATGCAAAATGACTGAGGAAGAATTAAAAGCCAACCTCAGTAACTGGCGCTGGCGTATCAATAATCTGTATTACATTACCGACAAATCCGGTAAAAAAATAAAGTTCAAACTCAATGAAGCGCAAATGACGTTCTTCGAGGGGATGCACTACCGAAATATCATTCTGAAAGCCAGGCAGTTAGGCTTCACGACTTTCACAATGATATTTATGCTGGATGCCTGTTTGTTTAACGACAACACAA